GCGGCTCGAAAAGCCGGCATCGGCGGAAGCGATGCAGCCGCGATCATCGGCTTGAACCCGTTCTCATCGCCGCTCACGGTCTGGGCGGATAAGACCAGCGCGGACGAGCCGCAGAAAGAGAGCGAGAGCGAAGCGATCTGGCTCGGCAACGTGTTGGAAGACCACGTAGCGAGGCGATACGCCGAAGAGAGCGGTCTGAATATCGTCAGATGCAATCAGATGATGCGGAGTATTGAGCATCCCTACATGCTGGCAAATATCGACCGCCGCGTCAAGGGTAAGCGGATCGGCGTTGAGATCAAGACGACATCCTCTTTCACAAAGACCGATTTCGCAGGTGGAGACGTCAATCCCTGGTACTACGCACAGTGCATGCATTACCTCGCGGTAACGGGATGGGATGAATGGAAGCTCGTGGTGCTGGTCATCGGTCGCGGAATGTATACATACAGCTTCAAACGCAAGGAGAACGAAGACCAGATCAAGGCGCTCATCTCCGCCGAGGACTACTTTTGGCACGAGTACGTTTTGCAAGGAAAATGCCCGCCCGTTGACGGAAGCAAGGCGGCAGATGAAATCCTGACCAAGCGCTATCCCGTATCTGACGGCTCGACCATCACGCTTGACTGCGACGATGCAATCAGCCAGTACATGACGCTGACAAGCAAAATCAAAGAGCTTGAGGGAGATAAAGCCCTGTATGAGCAGCGTATCAAGGAGTGCATGGGCGAATCTGAGCGCGGAGAAAGCGCGAATTACATCGTAAGCTGGAAAAACAGCAGTCCGCGAAAGACCATCGACACCAAGCGGCTCACAGAGGAACACCCCGAAATTGTTGACAGATACATCAAGATTGGCGCACCTACGCGCCGGTTCATGGTCAAGGAGGCGTAAAAGCATGGAAAGACAAGCAAGGAACACGGCGGGAATTATCACAAACGCAACCGCCAGCCGCGCACCAGTCGCGGCGACTACGACCGCACCCATTGCAGCGCGAACCGTCAACCAAATTCTGAACGGCATGTTCGATTCCGAGGGCTACAAAAAACGCCTGAACGATCTGCTGGGCGATCGAGCGCCGCAATTTATCTCGGCGGTCATCACGCTTTGCAATGCGGATGCAAATCTGACGGCGGCGGTTCGCCAAGCCCCGCAGACGGTCATTCAGGCGGCGCTCAAAGCCGCAAGTTATGATCTTCCGGTTGATAACGCGCTCGGCTTTGCCTACATCGTGCCGTTCAACAACAGCAAAAAAGCGGATGACGGAAGCTGGATTAAAATTCCGGAAGCGCAGTTTATCCTCGGTTACAAGGGCATGATTCAGCTCGCGCTCAGAACCGGGGCATACAAGCGGCTGAACGTGATGGATGTGCGTGAGGGAGAGCTGATCTCCTGCGATAGACTGACCGAGGACTTTGAGTTCCGGTGGGAACAGGACGAGGCGGAGCGCGAGAAACTGCCGATCATCGGCTATGTCGGCTACTACCGCCTTGTGAACGGCACGGAGAAGACGGTATACATGAGTGTCCAGCAGATCGAGGCGCACGAGGCGAAGAACCGCAAGGGCAAGAATCAGGGCAAAGGCTGGCGCGACGACTGGGACGCTATGGCGCGGAAAACCGTCATGCGCCGCTTGCTCGGACGCTGGGGCGTTATGTCCATCGATTACAAGAGCGCATCGCCCGCCGCGCTGAAAGCGGCGCACGATATAAGCACAGGGATGGTCGATGATGAATCCCCGCTACCTGATGGCATCGTAGACGTGACGGACACGGGAGCGGCGCATGACGCGCCGGAGAACGTGCCCGAAGACAAGGAACAATAAAAAAACCGCAAGGGCTAAACCCTTGCTCATGGTGTGCAGCTCAGGAGAGCAGCTTCAAGGCGGCAAGCAGCGCCAAGAAGAAGGGGCGGGTCGATACCGCCGCGCGCCGAACAGAAGAAGTTTTGGTAAGTCAAGCACGAAGGAACTGCTTGAAACGGTGAAAGCTCCAGCAGAAGGGAGGATAGCGGAGCAAGGGCAAATTATGATCATACTGGCTGCTCGGAAAGACGGGCACCGCACATTCCATTTCTGGCGCTTCGGAAAGACGAAGAAACGTGTCCTTTAGCATCGACAGATCGGAAAGACGATCAAAAAAATTGACAGCCGGAGAGACGGCAGAAAGACAAAACTGTTTTTTCACATTCTGACGGCGGGAAAGACCGCACACCATTTTTTCTGGCAGCCGGAAAGACGGCAAATAAAAGACGTTTCACAGACAGCCTAGCCGCCGAGGCAAAACGGCGGCACTTATGGCAAGCATGGTAGGCATCGCGCGGGTGCAACACCCCCCTATTCGTCAAGGTTTCTTCCTTTTCTTCCCTCCTCACACAGATTGACGCGAAGCACCTTGCCCACGCGCCCGGTTCAATTCCGGGGCTTGCCGCCATTTACTTTAAAGAGAAAGGGGAAAAAGAATGCTGGATTATCTGAAGGTTTTCCCGGACATCGAAGTCCTTCTCAAACGATATGATGACGCACAGCGCGGACGGCTTTTTATGGCCATGATGGCCTATGCCTACCGCGGCGAGTTGCCGACGTTTGGCGAGAACGCGCCGGAATGGTATGTCTGGGACACGCTTCAATTCAAAATCGACCAGTGCGCTGAATCCTTGGAAGCAAAGAAAGCAAGCGGGAAAAAAGGCGGAAGCGCCAAGCAACCGGAAGCAGACGAAAGCAACGTCAAGCAGACGGAAGCAAATGCAAGCACATTGAAGCAAAGCCAAGCAAAGCCAAGCAAAGCCAAGCAACCGGAAGCAGACGAAAGCAACGTCAAGCAAAACGCGTATATACAAGAACAAGAACAAGTAAAAGAACAAGAAAAGAATATTGGTGGTGGTTACGTAACCCCAAACCCCTACGACGACGTGACGGACGACGAACTGCGGCGAATGCGGGAAGAACAGGCAGACGTGGGGGCTGCTGCAAAGCGCATGGGTTTACCCGCCAGTGCTTCGGGCGACTTTGACGCGATGGACAGACTCAGGGCTGAATACGGAGCTGAAAATCTGCTGAAAGCCATAAACAAAACTCAAGGAGCGACAGAAAAAAGCCGATGTTGGCGGTATGTCGAGGGCATTCTTCGCAAGGAGAAAGAGCGAGGCTACACATGGGCGGACAAGCCGCCTGACAGCAAGGGAGGGATGAGTTATGGACGATCCGTACCAAAGTCTCACGAAAGAGATCTCTGAGCGCGAATTCTGCGGCGCAATCATCAAGGGCGACGCAAAGGCAAGCGATTCCGGGCTTAAAGCCGAATGGTTCACAATCCCGTTCTGCCGCCGAATTTTTGAGGCCGCGCTTGCGCTTGAGAGGCAAGGTCGTCCGTGCGATATCCCGACGCTTGAAGGCGTGATTTCTGACGACGACCTTGAACAGGCTATCGTCGTCGCCACGGAAACCGTCACAACGGCGCTTGCCGAACAGCAGGCACGGAATATCCGGGAAGCAGCAATGAGGAAAGCGCTTATCAAGACGTGTCTGGATACAGTCAAGAGCGCGAACGATGGCGAGATATCCACGTCAGAACTGCTTAACGGCGCTGTGGTGCGCTTGAACGAACTTGGCGGACAAACAGACGACGGAGACATTATCAGCGGCACAGACGCGCTTTGCGGCTTTTATACACGGCTCACGAGTGGAGCGGTTGAACCCATCGCAAAGACAGGGTTTCCGAAGCTCGATCAATCCTTGCTGATTGCGGGAGGGAAGCTGATCGTTGTCGGCGCACGGCCTTCCGTCGGCAAGTCTGCGCTCCTGCTGCATATGGCCATTCGAGCGCTGGACGCAGGCAGAAGAATCCTGTTGGTATCTTGCGAGATGGGTGCGGACGAGGTTGTCGGGCGTGTTGTGGCGCAGAAAAGCGGCGTATCGGTGGACAAAATCGAACGCCACGACCTGACGGAAGACGAGATCATCAAAGTCGCTGACAGCTTTGCAGAAATCCCGTCAGAGAGGTTCTGCATCAGCGAACGGGCGCGAACCGTGCAGGATATCCGCCGAATGGCACTGAGGACGCGAGCACATGGCGGGCTTGATTTGATCGTGGCTGATTACTTGCAGCTGCTTGATGCAGGACAAAAGACAAACAACCGCGCGGAAGCAGTCGGAGTTGTCACAAGAGGGCTAAAGGCGCTTGCGATGGAGCTAAAAATTCCGGTTTTGACCGCTTCACAGCTCAACCGCGCAAGCGAGCGGAACGACGAGCCGAAACTGTCAGACCTCCGCGAATCCGGTAGCATCGAGCAGGACGCGGACGTGGTGCTCCTGCTGCATGCGCCGAACGACAAGGACGACCCGGAAAGGAAGTTGTTTCTGGACAAAAATCGGGGCGGTCGATGCGGAAGGATTACGCTGTATTTTGACGGCGCAACGATGCGATTCACGGAAATGCAAGGAGGTTAAGCGTGAAAAAGCAAGTACCGACTGAATCCGAAGAACAGCAGACCCTCTTCCGCTGGGCAGAGATGCAGAGCGGGAAATACCCAGAGCTTGCGCTGATGTTCCACATCCCCAACGAGGGGAAACGAAGCTGGATGATGGGCGGCAGGATGAAGGCCGAAGGGCTGAAAAGCGGAGTGCCTGACATCTTCTTGCCCGTCCCGCGTGGAGAGTTTCACGGGCTTTTTGTCGAGATGAAGCGCACAAAGGGCGGAACGGTCAGCGATTGCCAAAAGCTATGGCTGCATGACTTGCAAAAACAGGGCTATTGCGCGGCGGTGTGCCGGGGATGGTGCGAAGCTGCGGAATGTATAAAAAAATACTTGGAGGGAAAAGCGTGAACAAGGTTTTTCTGATCGGCAATCTGACCCGCGACCCGGAAATGCGATCCACGCAGTCCGGCGTTGCGGTCTGCAACTTCTCGATTGCGGTCAATCGGCGCTTTAAAAACGCGAACGGCCAGCAAGAAACGGACTATCTGAACGTCATCGCGTGGCGGCAGTTGGCCGAGCTGTGCGGCAAGTATCTTGCCAAAGGGCGCAAAGTGGCCGTGACGGGAAGCATCCAGACCCGCACGTACAAGGCAAAGGACGGGAGCAAGCGGACGGCATGGGATATCGTCGCCGACGAGGTGGAATTCCTGTCGCAGAACCAGCAGAGCAGCACACAGAGCGCGCCGGGGGCATACACGACGGCGGTGAGCAAAGACAGCGGGACGGCCTATGCGCCGCAACCGCACAATGATTTTGGCGGATTCACGCAGGTGGACGACGAAGAACTGCCGTTTTGATGGGAGGAAAAGAACATAGCTAAAGCGGTACTTATCAGCATCCGCCCTGAGTGGGTGGAGAAGATTGCCAACGAGATAAAGACCGTCGAGGTTCGCAAGACAAAGCCATATTTGGACACGCCTTTCAAGTGCTATATATACTGCACAAACACAAGGCCGTTCCTTGTGCTGGGTGATGTTTTCCGGGGCGATTGGGTTACGGAGGTTACCCGTCTTTCGGGGTATGGCAGAGCAGAAGCAGATAGAATCTGGGACGTTTTCAACGGGCATGTTGCCGGGGAGTTTGTGTGTGACAATATCCGCCCACTTATGGCAGAAAGTTTTATCGTAAAGGAAGATGCAGAAAAAGCCTTGCTGGGGACTAGCCTAACATCAGAGCAGATTAAAGATTATGCAGGGTGGAAAGGCAAAAAATGGTGGAATTGCAATGATTTGTACAAGTGGCACATTTCAAAAATGGAAATCTACGATACGCCGAAACCACTGAGTAAATTCAAGGGGTTGCGGAAAACGAAATTTGGGTATGCGCCCGTTGAAATCAAACGCCCGCCCCAGAGTTGGTGCTATGTGGAGGAATTGAAATGAGTGATTGCATTAGCCGGGAGGCGCTTATAGACAAGGCGGTGCGGGAGAAGATGGAGATCAACCGAGGGCGAGAGTGGAGGCATGGGAAATGAAATGTAAATGGTACGCCGAATTTGAAGGCGTCTGCGTAAATGGTGATTGTCCGTATCGCGGCGATGTGTGTCCGACGAGCGAACACATGGAGGCGTGCAAATACTCCGAGAACAAATACGAAGTATCTGAGCTGGTGAAAATCCTGCGATGCGGCGCAGGTGACGAGCATAAATGCGCCGACTGTGCGGCGAATTTGAAAAATAAATGCGATAGAAAAGAAGCAAATCGGCAAGCCGCCGACATGCTGGAAAAGCTGGCGGCGGAGAAGGACGCGAAGAAGCCGGGGCGGATCAGCGTCAAAGACAGGCTGTTGGAGAAAGAAAGTGTTGTCCGTGCTCGTATAGGTAAGGGGCAAGACCAAACCGAAATAATTTCGCGCGTTGCGTACTACAACGATGGGATAACGTTTGAAGGATACTCACTGGATGCGATACCGCTGTCCGAGCTGCCGAAGGAGGATGAAAGCTATGAGTGAGAATCAAAAGAAATCCGTTTTCGATTTGCCGAAAATGGTAACAGATAACCCGAAAGGCAATTTCGAGGTGATGCTCAATTTGGTCTACGGAAAAGATGGGTGGAGCTACATCCATTACAGTGATGATGGCACGGATGGTATGCCTATTACGGATTTCTGCTTCAAAAAGCTTTGTCCGGAGTTTGGATGTTCGGCATTTGCAGACCAGACCATGACCGACGAGGAAAAGGACGAGTTTCTCGTTGATTGTGTCTTTGATAACTGCCCTGTTGCAACGGTATATGCGGCGCTTAGTGGATATGGCCACTTGCGCGACCGTCTGCGGATGCACGAGGACGCGATGACAAACAGGGTGCTGCCGCTGCCCGAACCGCCGAAGGAGGCCACCTATGATTAAGATCGCCAACACTAAGGACTTCGGCTTTGTCTGCATCTGCGCGGTACGCTACTGTTTGGGGCGGCGCACCTACGCACCGGGGGCTGTGACGGGCTTTATCAAGACGTTCCTGCCAGCGCTGGACGACAATATGCTGTATGTGATGGCGCGGGATATCACCGAGGCTGACGATCTGGGGGATGCAGAGATCGACGCGCCGATGTGGGCGGAGTTTCTGGCGGAGATCGAAAAGGAGCGGAAACGGAGGAAGAACGATGAAAACGCCTGATGAGATCAAATTGAAGCCATGCCCGTTTTGTGGTGGTAAAGTTAGCCTTGTTCTGTGCGATGACGAAGGAAATCTGCATGATGAGGCATATAGAGAACATCCCTATAGTGGGCTTGGCTTTAAGCTTCACCACGCTCACGAGGAAAACCCGGAATGCCCGATTGCAAGCTATGAGTGCGATGGTGGGATTTTGGGCCGTGTGTATATTTACGACACGGAAGAACAAGCTGCTGAAGCATGGAACCGGAGGGCTGAATATGAGTGATTACATTAGCCGGGAAGCGATGAGCGAAACGCCTAAATGCCCCGGATGCGGGGCTGACATGGAGTTGATGCATTTGTGTAACGCCGCATTTTGCTACGTCTGCACGAAATGCGGCTGGGATTCGCCAACCGGCATTGATTCTGAATCGGCGTTCCGAATGGCGATGCGCCGCGCCGAGCCGAAAAATTGCGTGCTGACGATGGAAGAGCTGAAAGCATATTGCGAAGGCGGCGCGGATGCTGCGCCGTTGTGGTATGAAAGCAAGGATTATAGCGACGTAAATCGCTGGATGGTGATTGACCTTCCGAAACATGCTTTCGGCAGCGCGGCAACGGTAAATTGTTTCGTGAATGGCCATTTTTTTGAACCAACCTATGGAGAAGAATGGCGCTGCTGGCTGCGCAAGCCAACCAAGGAAGAGATGGAGGCGACACCGTGGAACGGAGGTGCGGAAGAATGAGCAGGATTAAAGGACGCTATGTGGCTCAGGTCGTTATCGAGATGGATGTCGATGAGAATACGCCACATCTGAAAACATTCGAACAATTGCGGGATGCTTATAAAAATCAAATGACAGGAAAAATAAAGGATGTATTGACAGACGAGTTTGGTGAATCTTTTGTTACCGTGACCGTGGAAAAGCAGTTTGTGGACGTTTGGAGGGCTGGCGATGAGTGAATACATCGAACGGACATCGGAGATTATCCTTGCCGCCAATGCCGGGGCGAGGGCGATCGAGAATACAGAACGGTACCATGGGGCTTTCTACACAAGAGACGTTTTCGCCGATAATAGCGCGGAAATTGCATATTTGCAAGCAGCAAAGGTGCTGCGTGATATTGAAGATGCTCCCGCCGCCGACGTTGCGCCGGTGGTTCATGGACGGTGGGAAAGCGTTAAGAATCCAAAATACCCGGCGTATAGCCACGACAAATGCTCTATCTGTGGCTGGTGGAACACCAGAAATGCCTTGTGCTACGAAGAAGGCAGACGTGGTGGGCATAGCTTGAATTACTGCCCCAACTGCGGGGGAAAAATGGATTTGGAGGATGAAAATGGATAACGAAATAACTTACATGGACTGCTGGCACTTTGTCGCCCCAATGATTCCGGTGAACACCGACTACGCCCGGAGTATCTACTGCATGGTGTTCTCTGCACTTAAAGAAGCAGATGATAGACAGCTAAAAAAGAAGGGGGTGAAAAAAGATGAGGTGTGACCGATGTTGCCAATCAAACGACGAGTTGCAGCTTGGGATTTTCGATGAAACGGAGGAAATGGTGGATGGAATGTAAATGGTACTATACCGAGTTTGAGAGGGTCTGCACCAATGGCGAGTGTCCGTATTGCGGCGATTGGTGCCCGACGAGCGAGTACCCGGAGGTGTGCAAGTACGCGGATAAAGCACCAGTGCCGCTGCAGTTGAGTGCGCTATTAGGACGAGCCACGAACAGCAATGACCAACTTCTGCCCAAACTGCGGGGCTGATATGCGGAGGTAGAACATGAAAAAGCTGATAACGCGAATCAGGCAGAGGCTATGCCAACATTACTTCGTGAGGGTGCAAACCGAAACAAAGCATGATGAAGAATACTACACTCTTACTCACGTTTGCACGAAATGTGGTCGAAAAGTCGTTACAAAATTTCCGAGATATTATTTGATAGGTGTGAAAGATAACCATGAATGACGCGCCATGCCGCGACTGCGTGAGCCGAACGATCGGCTGCCACGCGGGATGTGAGAGATACAAGGCGTATGCCGACGGACGGAAGACGGCGCTGGAAAACCGCTACACGGCTTGCATAGAAGGCACGGGCAGAAAGCGCAGTCGCGAGCGCTGGGAAAAATTTCAGAAAAAGGCGAAAAAAGGAGGTTAATAATGCAGTTGACGGAAGCGGACAAGCGAACGCTGCTTGACGCGCGGAAAAAGCGCAAGGCGTACATGAGGACGGAAGAAGCCTACGAGGAAGAGAAAGCCGCCTATCTGACGGCGCAAAAGCTCACGGGCATGCCGTCCGGCTCATCCAGCGGTGCAGGGCTTGAAGCCTATGTCATACGGCGTGACAAGGCTTTCGAGGCGCTGCAAGCCGCAAGCATGGCCTATCTTACGGCAATTTCAGCGGCGCTTGAGGTGATCGACAAGATTGTGCTGCAAATCGAAACACTTGAGAAGGTCAGTCGAGTGCGAGAGTTTTGCAAGGCATATTTTATCGAGGGACTGTCCGTCACTGAGGCGACGGCACGCCAAGGGCTGGCCGAGAGCACGGGCTGGGCGTACAAGAGGGAGATTATGGGCGACTTGCAGTAGGCTTATAGGGCGGTCGGAGCTACACATAGAGTGCGACCGTGTGATAACATTAAAATCAGCGAAGAGCGCAAAGCGCAGGACGCTGGGCTATAATCAGCAGCAAAGCCGCGGCGAACGTCACGGCTTTTGTTTTGGGGTGATTTGTGCTTTACCTCCGGCGCAAATCGGGACGCAACGCAGACAGGACGCAGAGAGGGAGCGGCGTTGCTTATGCTGATTCAGGAGGATGTGCAGGGAGGCGAAATCATGGAGATCAAGCGCGTCAAGCTGTCGGAAATCCGACCATACGAAAAGAACCCGCGCAGGAACGATAGCGCGGTTGATGCTGTCGCCGCGTCGATTAAGGAGTTCGACTGGCAGCAGCCCATCGTCGTTGACAAGGACGGAGTTATCATTGCCGGGCATACCCGGTACAAAGCCGCGAAAAAGCTGAAATGCAAGGAAGTGCCTGTTGTATACGCGGACAACCTGACCGAAGAACAGGTCAAGGCGTACAGGCTGGCGGACAACAAGACGAGTGAGCTTGCGGAGTGGGACACTGGGCTGCTCGCGGAAGAGCTGGGCGGTATCTTCATGGATATGACGCGATTTGGCTTCGAAGACATGAACGAAGAGAAAGACGGAGAAGAAAAATACACGTCAAAGGTTAATATTCCTCAGTATGAGATCAAAGGCGAAGAACCACCCATCACAGCGCTGTTCAATGACGGCAAGTGCAAAGCGCTAATTGAAGAAATCGAAGGTTCGAGTATAAGCGATGAAGAGAAGAAATTCCTCAAAACTGCGGCGTACAGGCACGTCGTATTTGACTATACGAAGATTGCCGAGTTCTATGCAGCGGCTAGTCCTGAGTGTCAACGGCTGATGGAGCGGTCGGCGCTGGTCATCATTGACCTTGAGAATGCAATCGCCAACGGATATGTAGAAATGAGCGAAACGATTGAGCGGCTGAGGGAGGAAGATTCCGATGCGCGATGATTTCGGTGTTTTGATATTGACGCATGGACGTGCGAACAATGTGAAGACTGTGAAATCGTTACAAAAGGCGGGATATACCGGCAAGTGGTACATCGTGATAGATGATGAGGACGACCAAGAAGATGAATACCGGCGCATATATGGCGAGCGAGTGATTCAATTCTGTAAAGAGGAACGTGCGAAAATTACGGACGTTGGCGATACGTCCAAGGAACGGCGCTGCATCATCTTTGCACGTAATGAAGCGTTTGCGATAGCTCGGAAATTGGGGCTGAGGTATTTTATTGAGCTGGACGACGACTATAACAACTTTGAGTACCTTGCGGAAACAGGGCAAAAGCTAAAGCATACAAAGATTAAGCAAATCGAAAAAGTCTTTGAAGCTATGATAGCCTTCCTTGATGCGTCAAACGCAAAGAGTGTTGCAATGGCGCAAGGGGGAGACTTGCTCGGAGGGGTGAAGGATCCGCGATGGAAAGAGCAGCTTCTGCGAAAGGCGATGAATAGCTTTATCTTTCGGACGGATAATCCGTTAAATTTTGTTGGAAGAATCAACGAGGACGTGAACACCTACGTTACAGGCGGACAGTGTGGAGAGCTTTTCTTTACGACGCTTAAAGTGATGCTGAATCAGGAGCAGACGCAGAAAGCCAAAGGCGGCATGTCTGGCAATTACCTTGAAGGTGGAACGTATGTTAAAACCTTCTATTCTGTGATGTACGCGCCGTCGTGCGTAAAAGTCGCCACGATGGGCGTAACCGCGAAGCGCTATCATCATCATGTGTACTGGAACGCATGTTGCCCAAAGATTATAAACGAGAAGTGGAGAAAAGCGAATGGATAAGAACGACTTCAGGCTATCATTCGATAATGCCATAGATTTTGAACTCGACTTCGATCTCGGCGATTTCGACCTGACGCTCGGCGAAGAGAGCGAAGACGAGGGCGGATTCAAAACGCGAATCATGCGCCCGAAGATGAACGTGAAAAATGTTTCGCGCAAGGTCGTCTATCGGAACGCTGAAAAGCTGGCGGAGAAAATCGATCTGACGGAAGGGGCAAGAACATTCGCGTGGGTATCTGGCGATTTCATTTTCGGCGATCTCTTGGAAGCACTGATAATGAAAAAGCGCATCAGCCCGAAAAAGATATATATCTGCTCGCTGGGCGTGTCGCAGGACAACATCGACAGTCTGAGGAACATCATCGAATGGACGGACTTGGAGCAGCTAACTATCCTGCTTTCAGGCTATTTTTACTCGCATGAGAAAGAGCACCTTGTCCCGTATCTGTACAAGGAGCTTGACGTTGGCGATAAAACGCAAGTCGCCTTTTCAAACTACCACTGCAAAATCATCGCCGTTGAAACGTTTCCGGGGCATTTCTTCACGATTCACGGGAGTGCAAACATGCGCTCGTCAAACTCGATTGAGCAAATCGTCATCGAGGAGGGAGAAGAGCTGTACCGATTCAACGCCGATATCATGGATGAGCAAGCAAGGCTGTACGGCACGATCAATCACGACGTGCCACAAAATTATTACATCAGGAGGGATGTAGCATGGCAAGCGGTTCAGGAAAGTACGCAAGGCTAAACAAGCTCAGATCGTCCACGGCGGCGAGTAGACGCAGGACAAAGCGCTCGAAGGCTGAAAAAGCGTGGACTGGCGATCTACCGTTCTAACGCCCGATAAGGAGGAATCGGAATGCCGCGTGGGGTGCATCCGAACAGCCTTGCAAATCTGAAACGCGGTAAACGATTCGGGAACGGCGACGATTCGACGACGATTGACGCAAGCAGAAGCGGAAAGAACGGCACGAAAAAGCAGCGAGAAAAAAAGACGCTTGCCGAGTGCATGAGCTTTATTCTCGATGCAGCCGTCAAGGATGAAAACATCAAAGCGACGATGGGCGGGATGTTCGGCGTTGAGGAAGAAGATAAAACCTACGGCATGGCGTTGATGGTCGCGATGTATCAGCGCGGGTTAAAGGGCGACGTCTCAGCGGCGAAGTTCGCGGCTGAACTCGCGAGCGGCAAGAGCGACGCGGAGAAGCAGCTCGACCGTGTGCAGGAGATTATGAAGCGGCTTGACGCAGAATCAGGAGCGCCAAATGCTCAGTAAAAAGCAGCGCGAATACAGGCGCGAAGCAACGGCTACATGGAACATCAAAATCGGCGCGACGCGCTCAGGCAAGACATACGGCGATTATTTCATTCTGCCGAAGCGGCTGATCGAGGGCGAAGGAAAACCGGGGCTTAACGTCATCCTTGGGAACACACGCGGAACGATACAAAGAAATATCATTGACCCCATGCAGGAAATATGGGGAACGGATATGATCTCCGACATCAAAAGCGACAATACGGCGGTTCTGTTCGGCCAGCGCGTCTACTGTCTGGGTGCGGATAACGCAAAGCATGTAGACCGTCTGCGCGGACAAAGCGTCAAATATTGTTACGGCGATGAGGTCGTTACATGGTCGGAATCCGTCTTCGCGATGCTTCAATCGCGTTTAGACAAGCCGTACAGCCTTTTCGATGGGACGTGCAACCCGGAGGGCCCGAACCACTGGTTCAAGCAGCGGCTCGACAAAGCTGGCGCGGACTGGTACATACAGCAGTATACGATTGATGACAACCCTTTCCTTGACAAGCGCGTAAAAGAGCGCATGAAAAAGGATTTCGAGGGTACTGTCTACTATGATCGATACATATTAGGGCGCTGGGCGCAAGCCGAAGGCATGATCTACCCCGGCTATTCCTCAGCGCTCGAAACACCGTTCGCGCCGCCGCGCTGGCGTGACGTTTTTATTTCCATTGACTACGGCACACAAAACGCCTTCGCTGCCCTGCTATGGGGCAAAAGCGAGGGCGTTTGGCATATTTTCCGAGAATATCGCTACTCCGGACGCGACACACAAGTGCAAAAAACCGATGAGGACTATGTGCGCGACATGGAGCGGTTCGTCAGCGAGAGCTTGCCGGAAGACCAGCAGCGCGGCATTATGACGATCATTGACCCTTCTGCCGCATCGTTCATCGCGGCGCTCAGGCGCTCACGGCTTGCCTTCCGTGTGCGCAAGGCAGACAACGACGTGCTGGACGGCATCCGAGACGTTGCGGTTTGCATGCAGCGCGGCGACGTGCGGATTTTTGACAATCTGCCGGAGCTGCGGAAAGAGTTTGACGGCTATGTTTGGGATGACAAAGCGGACGACAAGCCGATCAAGGTAAATGACCACCTGATGGACGCGCTGCGCTACGGAGTGCGCACCATGCGGCTTGTCAAGCCGAAAGAAGAGTATAAAAGCCCATTTTTCGCATAAGGAGGTGATAGCCCGATGGGAAGAATCGTCACATATCAGGATTTCGTCGATTTCGGCGACAGCGACGAGCAGCGCATTGCAGCTATCAAGCAGCTTATTTTCCAGCACAAATCGAGCGAGTTCTGCAAGACGGCGCGATCCGCTGACATGTACGACGCGCAAAGAAATGAAACAATCATGATGGCTGCGCCGCTCTTGTACGCGCTGAACGGTATGAAAGTGAAGGATTACACCGCGAGCAACCATCAAATCGCGTCCAACTTCTTCCGGCAGCTCAACAAGCAGCGCACAACGTACTCGCTCGGCAACGGTGTGACGTTTACGCGCGACGGCGTGAAGGAAAAGCTGGGAAAGGACTTTGACACCGACATTTCAAACGCGGCGTATCTGGCACTGATTCACGGCGTTTGCTATGTGTTTCTCGATGTTGACCATCTACACCGCTTCCCCGTGTATCAGTTCGCGCCGCTGTGGGATGAGCGCAACAGCGCCCTGCGAGCTGGTGTGCGCTACTGGCGCATTGACGACGATCATCCCGGCTATGCCGTGCTTTACGAAGAGGACGGCTTCACTGTCTATAAAGCCGAGAGGGGCGACGATTACAAGATCGACCAGCCGAAACGCGCATATAAGCTTACCGTACAGAAAGCCGCGATTGACGACGAGGAAACCATCGTCGGCGGTGAGAATTACAGCGGTTTGCCCATCGTGCCGCTCTGGGGAAGCGACTTGCACCAGTCAACGCTCATCGGGATGCGCGGAGCGATTGACGCATACGACCTTGTGTGTTCAGATTTCGCGAACGACCTCTCGGAGTGCAGCCAAATCTACTGGCTCGTTGAGAATTACGGAGGCATGTCTGATGCGGATTTGGCCAAGTTCCGCGACAGGCTGAAGCTTACACATATCGCGGAGGCGAACACGCAGGACGGCGGGAAGATCACACCATACACGCAAGAGCCGCCGAGCGCGTCGAGAAGCGCGTTCCTTGCGCAGATCAAGGATGACATATACCGCAACTTCGGCGCGTTTGACGCGAAGACCGTGCAGGCCGGAAGCAAGACCGCGACCGAGATCAACGCCGCGTATCAGGCGCTCGACCAAAACGCAGATGATTTTGAATATCAGCTGACCGTGTGCATCCGTCAGCTTTTGGCGCTCGTCGGCGTTTCCGATGATGTCTTTCCGACGTACAAGCGCAACCGCATCAGCAACCAGCTTGAGCAGGTTCAAATGCTGATGCTGGAAGCGCCGTATCTTGACAGACAGACGATCCTTGAGAATCTGCCGAATATCTACATCGACAAAGTGCCGGAGATCATGACGCGGCTGGACGAGGAAACGGAAGGGCGGTTTGTGCGCGAGGATGGAGAAGATGCTGGTGATGACGAGTGACAGATCAGGCGGTTCTTTGGACTGACAAGCAGATCGAGGAGCTAGAGCGGCGCATCCGCGACGTGTACACTGACGCGGCGGGCGACATCCAGCGAAAGCTCGGCAAGTTCATCGCGAAGTTCCGCAGGGACGATAAAAAGTACCGTGCGCAGCTCGAAGCGGGAGAGATCACGCCGGAAACCTACCGCGATTGGCTGGCGGGACAAGTGTTCCAAGGCAAACGCTGGAGACAGATGCTTGCCAACCTGACGGAGACACTGACGCATAGCAACGAGCTTGCTATGCAGATCATCAACGACACGACCCCGGAAGCGTTTGCCTATAACGCCAACTGGTCGAGCTACACGCTCGAAAAGGGCGCACGGATAAACATGGGCTTTGAGCTGTACGACGCATCGACCGTCAAACAGCTTATCCGCGACCAGCCCGACCTTCTGCCACCGTCAAAGGTGGATATACCACTAGACAAGCGCTGGAATCATACGCAGATCACGCAGCAGATCACGCAGGGCATCCTTCAAGGCGAACCGCTTGAGAAGGTCGTGAAGCGATTGCAGCGCGTGACGACGGCAAACGAGGTCAGTGCAAGGCGATACGCAAGAACCGCGATGACCTACGCGCAGAACTCGGGGCGAATCGAAAGCTATCATCAGGCGGCAAAGCTGGGTATCAAGCTGCAAAAGGAGTGGCGGGCGACGCTGGACAACCACACGCGCCATTCTCACGCCATGCTTGACGGGCAGCGGGTAGACGTAGACAAGCCGTTTCAAAGCGAGCTGGGTGAGATCATGTGTCCGGGCGACCCGAACGCAAGACCCGCGAATGTGTACAACTGCCGCTGTACGCTCGTGTCGTACAATCCCAAGTACCCGCCGAGAAATGAGACGCGGCTCGACAACATTACCCGCGACACGATACCGTTTAAGACCTATGCGGAGTGGGCGAGATGGAAGGAGGCGCACAATGGCGGGAAACCTGATCGACAACAGCGCGGCGGTTATGGCAGAGCTGGAACGCGCAAAGGCGCGGGCGCTTGAGATCATCGGCCAGCAGGCCGAGCGATACGCGAAAGAAAAGTGCCCTGTCGGAACGGTTGAAAGCACGGGAAAGAAAGGGTATATCGGCGGAACACTAAGAAACAGCATCACTCACAGGGTTGATGACGACGTGGTGAGTGTGGGAAGCAACGTCGAGTATGCACCGTATGTTGAGCTGGGCACGGGTCCGCATTTTGAAGCACCGCCTGAGTGGGAAAAGTTCACGACGACGCGAGGAAGCGGAATCGGTAAATCGTTTATGCGACCGCACCGCTACCTAAGACCCGCGATTGAGGATCACCGCGAAGAGTACAAGGAAATCATGCGAAACGAGCTGTCAGGAGGTTAAAATGGGGCTTATCAAGTGGTTTAGGCGCGAAAAAATCCGCAGGGGAGCGCGAAAAGAGATCAAGCATGCGCGAGAAGCCGCGCCCGGTACAAGGCAAGGTCAACGCGCACTGGCGCGGAAGATCGAAAAAATCAGGGCAAAGGCAAACAAGGAAATTGACAAGCACCGCTGAGAGCAGCGGTTTTTCTTTTGGCAAAAACGGCAAAGTACCGCCGTTTGCATATAAAGCGAAGGGCGAAGAACAGCCCCCGAAGTAAAGGAGCGTAAACATGGCATTTACCAGAAAATTTCTCAAGGCGCTTGGTCTGACCGAGGAACAGGTCGACAGCGTGGTTGAGGCGCACACGGAAACCGTTGACGGGCTGAAAAGCCAGATGGCGGACTACAAAGCCGACGCCGAGAAGCTGAAAGACGTTCAGAAGGAGTTGGACGGCCTGAAAGCAAAGGGCGGCGGAGAGGACTACAAAAGCAAGTATGACAGCGAACACGCGGCTTTCGAGAAGTACAAGAACGACCAGAACGCCAAAGAATCGGCAGCACTGGCCGAGCGACTGTACCGGGAGCAGCTTACCGCGCTGGGCATCACTGGGAAGCGAGCTGACAGCATTGTACGCCTGACTGATCTTTCCACCGTGAAGGTCAAAGACGGCAAGCTGGAAGACGCTGACGGCGTAAAGAAGGGCATCCAGACCGACTATGCGGACTTTATCCCGAAGACCCGGACGGACGGTGCTAACCCTGCCGACCCGCCTCACAGTGGCGGCAAGATGAGCCGCGAAGAAATCTACAAGAAAGACGATAAAGGCCGCTATGTGCTTTCCGCGGCAGAACGCCAAAAGGCGCTTGCTGAAAGCATGGCGGCTGAATCCGAATAACCGAAAGGAGCTAGAATATGGCTGCTAAAACTGGACTGACGACCGCCGCGCAGTTTACCACCGAAGCGCGAGAGGTTGATTTTGTTACCCGATTCTCCGACAACTGGGATGCGCTGAGAAAGATCATGGGCATCATGCGCCCGATTCGCAAGACCCCCGGCACGAAGCTGATTTCCTACAAGGCGACGGTTGACGGCACTCTTGCGGGCGGTACGAGCGTGGGCGAGGGCGAGGAAATCCCGTTCACTCAGCTCAAAGTTGCGCCCACGACCTATGGCGACATCGAGGTTGCCAAGTACGCTAAGAGCGTCAGCATTGAGAGCGTCGCCAAATACGGCGCGGAAGTCGCCGTTGAAAAGACCGACGAAGCGTTCATTAACGCCCTGCAAACGAAGGTTCTGACCGACTTTTACACCTTCCTCGGCACCGGTTCGCTGAAAGTGACCGGCGAAACGAGCTGGCAGCGTGCGCTTGCCATGGGCAAGGCAAAGGTGCTTGAGAAGTTCGCGGGCATGGACAAGGACGTGACCGAGGTTGTGGGTTTTGCCAACATTCTTGACGCTTACGATTATCTCGGCGACAAGGATATCACCGTGCAGACCGCCTTCGGCGTAAACTACATCGAGAACTTCCTCGGCTACCGTACTCTTTTCCTTTTGCCGACCAAGTACATCGCGCAGAACAAGGTTATCGCCACCCCGGTGGAAAACATCGACCTGTATTACATCGACCCCGGCGACAGCGACTTCGGCAAGATGGGGCTGAACTACACCGTCAAGGGCGAAACCAACTTGATCGGCGTTCACGCCGAGGGCGATTACAGCCGCGCAACTGGCAACATGTACGCGCTTATGGGCATGAAGCTCTGGGCGGAGTATCTGGACGGCATCGCGGTTGCAACGTTTGCCAAGCCTGCTGCGGCAGCGGCCAAGGTAGCGACCAAGGGGTAAGCCATGGAGATGCTTGAAGCGGTGCTGACGCACTTGCGAAACTGGTTTCCCGTCAGGTGTGACGCTGGGACGTTCACCATCGCTTCCGGCATCCCTGACGTTGACTTTCTGAGGCCGGGACAGTATTACCGCATCAGGGGCAGCGTGTTTTCCGACGGGCTGCACGTCTACCAGAGCGGCGAGACGCTGACAGATGAAACCTTCGAGGGCGAAATCTGGGCGCTGGCAATCCCGAAAAGCGTCAAAGAGCTTTCGGAAGAAATCGCCGCGTACACGGAGAAGAACCCGGTGACCGACAAGATTTCTGAGAGTTTCGGCGGTTACAGTTACTCCCGCGCATCCGGCACGACTGGTGCGCCGACGGGCTGGCAGGGGGCTTTCGCCTCCCGCCTTGCCCCTTATCGGAGGATAAGCGATGATTAACGCAGAGCTAATCGAGATGTTTTCGCAGCCGTGCGTGATACTAAAGAAAAAGCGCGTCCCTGATGGGTATGGCGGCTTTGAAACAAGCTGGTCGGACGGTGACAAGTTCGACGCGGCGATTGTCAAAGATCAGAGCTTGCAAGCACGTGTCGCCGAGAAGCAGGGCGTTTCCAGCGTCTACACCATCACGACGGCGCGAGGCGTTGCGCTTGAGTATCACGAGGTTTTCCGCCGCGTTTCTGATGGGGCAATCTTCCGCGTGACGAGTGACTACACCGACAGCAGACCGCCTGACGTGGCGACGTTCGACTTTGAGCGAGTGACGGCTGAGAGGTGGGAACTTCCAACGTGAACGAGACGACAAAGGCACTATATAGCTTTTATTCCGGGTTCGGCATTGACGCATACCCGGAAAGCAACGTGCCGGAGGACGCGAAACTCCCATACATCACCTACACCGTCATTGAGCCGGACTGGCGAAACGCTGCAAGCCATCAGGCGCGGGTGTGGTATCGGTCTGAGAGCTACAAGGGTATAAACGCCAAGGTTGACGAGATCACAAAAGCGGTGGGTGAGCTGGTTATGCTTCCGACGACGAACGGATATGTCGCCATTCGCCCCGCTGACCCGCTGGTACAGTATCAGCCCATCGCAAACCCGGAAATCAAAGTCGCGTATCTCAATTTTCAAATCAATTCGTATCAATCGAGGTGATATAAATGGGCAAACCTGTTACGGCTGTCAGACCGCAGACGTTTGAGCGGTTGCAGCTCAACGCGGGTGCTTTTCTCAAAAATTTTGACCTGAGCACCTACACCGAATACAGCGCGCTCGAAGAAGCCCTTTTTGCCGCTATTAAGGACGGCACAAAGGCGCTGGGCGCGACGCGAGGCGGCGGCACATTTACCGCAACGCCAACCATGCGCAGCATCGAGGCGGACGGAAAGCGGTATGAGTTCAAAGGCAGTACGGTCATTGATACTTGGGATATCAAGCTGACCGCGACGCTTATGGAGATCACGCCGGATAACTTCGTGCTTGCACTCGGCACGGCTGAGAAGACCGAGGACAAATCTTTCACGACTGGCAAAAAGACCACGATCAAACTGCGAACCAACATCGAGGACGGCGACTATATTCAGAACCTCGTCTGGTTTGGCAACACGTCCAAGGGGCTTGTCGCCATCGCGCTTGACAATGCACTGAACAACACGGGCGTGACGTTGACTTTCAGCGACAAGGGAGAGGGCACAATCCCGGTCGAGTTCCACGCATACCAGGACACCGTGGAGAACAACGAGTACGCGCCTTGCGCGATCTACTTCTTCGACGAAGCGGCGCAGTAACAACACGCCGGGGGCTTTGCCTTCGGCGCTTTTCTTTTTTTGAGGTGAGAAGAAGATGAAACTTTCGGAGATGAACGGCGAAGAGCTGTCTATCTGCCTTTGCAAAATCGCAGAACCGATTGAACGGATCGGCTTTGACAAGAAGACGACGGAGACCTTTCAGAAAATCGCCGATTTGAGCAAAAGCGGCATGAACAACATCCAGCAGACCTCTATGATGATCGGCAAATTCGTTCCGCTGCTGCTGGGCGACCACAGGGAGGACACGTTCGCCATTCTGGCGGCAATCAACGACAAAACCGTTGAGGAAATCCGCAGTCAGAAGGGCGTGCAGACCATCAAGGAGCTGAAAAACGCACTCGCAGACCCCGACCTGATGGATTTTTTTACGTCATCCGTGCATACGGTCGGAAAGCTGTAACGGCGGCTATTTACAGGCACGGAGCACCGCCGACAATCGCGGCACTCTCTGACCTTTTGGCAGATGACCGTCAAAAATGGCTGGGCGACGTGTACGGCGCGAAGATGCTTTCCGCCATCTGTCAGGCAATGGGAAGCGAACCCGTGAGCTATGAAGAGTTTGTCGGGCTGGTGGAGCAGGACAACCGAACGGGTCAAGAGATCATTGATGACCTGATCGCCGAGCACGAGAGAAGGAAAAAAGCAAGAGGGGAGGGGTAAAGCATGGATTTGTTTACGCTTGTAGCCAAGATTGGGCTGGATTCGAAGGAATACGAGCAGGGTATCAAGGGCGCAAAGCAAGGCTTTGAAAAACTTGATACGTGGATGGTTGCAAAGGCGCAGTTGATTGCGGACGGCGTAAAGCGCGCATTTTCGACGATTGCGGACTTTGCTAAGGATGCGGTCACAGCCGCAGCCGATGTGGCGGCAGAAAAGGCGCAGTTTGCGGCAACCTTTGAAGGCATCGAAGAAGCCGCGAATGGCGTTCTCGCCAGCGTCAGCAATGATACGGGCATCCTTGCAACGCGCTTGCAGCAGGTCGGCACTAAAGCGTTCAGCCAGTTCAAGGGTGCAGGAATTGACGCGGCGGGGGCGCTCTCGATGATGGATGAGTATACCCGCATCGCGGCTGACGCGGCGGCGTACTACGACATCAGCCTTGAGGACGCAGACGTGCGCTTGCGCTCTTTCCTGCGCGGCAACACTGAGGCGGGCGACGCGATTGGCCTTTTCACGTCAGAAAGCCAGCGAAACTCTAAAGCCGTCGAGCTGTACGGCAAGAAATGGACGAATCTGACCGAAGCGCAGAAACAAAACCTCATGCTCAACGTTGCGCAAGAAATCTATGACCAGAGCGGCGCAACCGGGCAAGCAGCGCGTGAAATGGACGGCTGGGTGAACGTCGTCGGAAACTTGCAGCGCGTCTGGAAAGACGTTCTGGCCGTTGTGGGCGCTCCATTTTACGAATCGCTAACGCCAGTTGTAAAAAAGCTGAGCGAGTTTCTGTCTGACGAAACCGTACAGATGCGTCTTGGCATGCTTGCGTCAAGCCTCGGCGATATGGCCGGATATGTCTTTGACGGCGTTATTGATCTGCTGGACAAGATTCTGGCGTGGAGCAGTGGCGAAGAAGAGCCGAGCGACACCGCGCAGGCGCTCTTTGATATTGCCAGCTCTTTTGGCAACATTGCAGGCATGATCTTCACGGGCGTTGTGGACTTCTTGACGCTGCTTTTCAATGGCTTTGACAAGGAGACAGCCGAAAACGTAGAGGGATTTCTTGAGGATTTCAGCGCCTTTGTTGACGATCCTCTTTTCCAAACGGCAGCGACTGTTCTTGGCGGCATTGTTACCGCGTGGATTGCCATGAAATCGCCCCTTTTGCTCGTTTCTGGCGTACTCGCGTTGATTATTACGCACTGGGAAGATATCAAGCGATGGGCAGATAAGGCGAAAACAGCGTTCACAAACTTTATCAACACGCACGTTCCGGAGGGATTTATGAGCGGCGTGACAGCGGCGCTTGAAACAGTTGCCGGGCTTGTCTCTGGCATCCAATCCGCGTGGAATACGTTTGTCGATAGTCTTAATACCACAAACGTTCAGAAAGGCGTTCAATCCATCCAAGAAGGCTGGGAAAGCGGCGGCGTTGCTGGCGCGGCCTCAGCCGCGTGGGATTCCGCATGGTTCAACCCGTCGAATTGGGGAAAGAATAAGAATTATGGCGCGGGACGCAGCTTTGCCACCGGCCTTGACTATGTGCCATATGATAACTTCGTTGCCAAGCTCCACGCCGGAGAAACCGTGCTGAATCGTGCCGATGCGACGGCCTACCGCGCCGGAAATGTCGGCGGTATCAGTGTGGAAAGCATCAGCCAAGCCGTCGCCGTCGCTGTACGCGAAGCGCTTGACGGCGTGGGCGTGTACATGGGCGCGGATAGAGTGGGCGATCTTGTGACGCAGCGCGTGAGCCGCAACATTGCCAAGGGCGCAAGAGCTATGAGGTATGCAAACGTATGATGACGAGATACGCCTGCCGGTTGAACGGCATTGATCTGTCGAGCATTGACCCGGCAATCTATGTGCTTGACGTGAGCACCGTTTCGCCCGTGCGCGATCTTGTGACGACACCGCTTGCAGGGAGAAACGGGCAGCGAATCGCGAAGCGCACGACGAACAGCCTGAGCGTCGAAGTAAAATTTGAAATTCACGAGCAGAACACCGTTCGTCGCGCCCTCATCGCAGAGAAAGTGACGGAGTGGGCAATTCTCGGCGGCGTTCTGACGACGAACGACCGACCCGAAAGGCGGCTGCACGTCATCTGCGAGACCCTGCCGAACTTCTCCGCTCTGCGCTGGACGAACAGCATGACGATGACATTTACGGCTTTTGAGATACCATTCTGGGAGAGCGAATACCCGCGAAACGCGACGGTTGACGGGAACGGCGAAGCTCAAATGATTGCGCCGGGTTTTGCGGACGATTCCCGCGTTTGGGCGAGCATGACCAATGCCGGAACGGGCGCGATCACGAGCGTAGACCTGACAGCCGGACAAACCGCGCTGCACTTCTCCGGGCTTGCGCTTCCTTCCGGCTCGGTGCTGGAAGTCGGAACGGACGAGCACGGCGTTTTTTATGCGCGAATCGGGAACAAAAGCGTACTGAGCAAGCGCACAGCGGAATCGAGTGACGAGTTGCGGCTTGAAGCCGGGAAGTTTGGCAAGCTGTCCGTCTCCACGGACGGAAAAGCAAAGACTAGATTCGGCGTGAGGGGGTATTACACATGAGCGTAAGGCTTCCGCGTCTTCTTGACGCGCAGCTCCGCGAGGTGTGCCGCCTCCATCCCGTTACGCTGTCCATCAACGAGCGGCTTGTACCGCCGCATGATGCTTCCATGACGCTTGCTCCGGGTGAGGGAGCGTCTTTCCGCGCATGGGTGGAACTTTATACCATCGACGGAAGCGCGGGATTCTACCGCGTTTCTAGCGCGTCTGAAAGCTATGTCAGCACGGGCGACGTTGACCTAGAGCACAGTGCGGCGATTCTTGGCGACGCGATCATTCCCGGCGAAGGGACGTATAGCGGAACGTGCGCCGAAGTGCTGGCGGCGATGCTGGAAAACCAGACGACGCTCATAAACGGTCAAAAGCCTTGGGTTCTCGGCACTTGCGCGAAAAGCGCAAGCATCGAATATGCGTATGACTGCAACAACATCCTGTCGGCAATGACGGAAGTAGTCGGCGACGAGAAAGATGGCTACGCGCTCGAATTTGACGACACGCACGGCTTCCCGTGGCGGGTGAACGTCGTATCGGTCGAAACAACCGCGAGTTGCGAAGGACGACTGAGCCGAAACCTCGAAAGCGTCAGCGTCTCGATATCCGATGACGAGTTCTGCACGCGGATTTACTGCAAAAGCCTCCCGGAACCACACTACATCGACGGTCCGACCGTCGGCGTGTGGGGAATCATCACGAAGACGATCACTGTCGGAGAGGGCGTGACCGCTGAGAGCTTGAAAAGCTACATTGTGCGATACCTCGAAGACCACAAAAACCCGCGAAACAGCATTGAGATCAACGGCGTTGATTTGGCGACAGCGACCGGAGAAAACCTTGATTTGTTCCGAATTGGACGGCTTTTCCGGCTTGCGCTCCCCGACTACGGCGTAAAAATGGAAGAACGAATCCTTGTGCGCAGCATCACCGACGTTTACGGCGACCCGCGCGGCGTAAGGCTGACGCTTGCGAGCAACATCCGAGACACGGCAGAAGACCTCGTGCGACTGGACAACACCGTAACAGGCGGCTCGTCCCAGAACAGCACAAAAAAGTATATCGGCGGTGGAAAGGGCACCGGCCTGTCAAAAACGTCCGTACTCGATATGCTTAAAAAGACCGATTCTTTCACCAGCGCAACGGAGGCGTGGGTGAAAGAGGCTGGTGTGAAGATTGAGGCGAATCACGCCGACCTGTACGCGACAAAAAAAGCGATCACGGGAAATTGGGCTGGAGACGTTGAGACGATTAACGCCTTGATTACCGCATCGAGCGACAACGGCGGCCTTGTATCAATGATTGTTGGTCGGCACAACAAGATTGAGGACGTGAACGCCGCCATCTCCGCAACCGCCGCCGGTGGTGGTCTGATCAACATGAAGGCCGATGCTAAGACGGTTACAGACATGGGAGAACGTCTATCGTCGGCGGAGATCACGCTGAACGGCGCGGACGGGCAGATCGGCCTTGTGGGGCGCGTCGAAACAGCAGAAGGGGATATCAAGTCCGCAGAAGTTAAGATTGACGGTCTGAACAGCGAAATCGAGCTGAAAGCGGACAAGATCATGCTGAAAGGATACGTCACGGCAGACCAGCTATCCGCTGAATTGGCAGATTTTAAGCTGACAATGAACGAAAGCGTAGTTACGAACTTTCTTGGCGTAAACAATAAAGCTGTGATTAATTCGATGACTTTAAACACGAAACCTATATCATTGGAAAGCCTAGATGTCGCCACAGGAAGAAGCACCGGGACAGTCGTGTATGTTTCGCAAATCAATTTGAACAGTGATGGGACAGTGAAAAGCGTAAAAGGAGATAGTAAAACGTTTGTGACAGGACTGTCTTATTCAACGATTCAATATTTGAAATGGAGTTGATGATATGGACGATATAAACGGAATGACGCTTGCGCTCGGAAATGCGCTTATTCTTTTGGATGATGTGCAAACGTCGGGAAGATCAAACCTTGACCGTTTGCTAACGGCAATGCAACAAATTGATAAGGTAAGAAGAACACTTTTAAGCATGAAGGAGGAATCCGCAAATGAAAATCACGACAAGCAAGGGCAAGACGCTTGACGTAAACTGGGCGTTCGGCCCAACCAGCGAATCTGGAAGTCTGATGATCGAACTCACCGATAACCGCCTTTTGTCGGAAATTTCCGCTGACTTTGAAGGCAACAGCAAAATCGAAAAGACAGACGAGACGAAACCCGGCGTAACCGAAGTCTATGAAGGATTTATCGAACTTGCAGCCATCCAGCGCAACAAAAACGGCAGCGTGCTTGTGAAGCTGGCAAAGGAGTGATGACCTTTGAGTCTCGGCGTATTCAAGCGCAAAATTGACGTAGACGCTGATATCCAGATGACCCCGCTAAAGTCGCTGTATGCGTCAGGCGACAAGGACGCGCATGTCTTCGAGCTTTCCCTCTATCGAGGCGGGCAAGAAATAGCCTTGAGCGGTGCAAGCGCTCAAGGCTATTTTATCCGTGCGGACGGGTACACCGTGCCCATCATGGGAGCGATCAGCGGCAATGTCGTGACCCTCACGCTTTCGGAGGGCTGCTATTACGCCGTCGGCAACTTTAACCTCATCATTAAGGTTTCCATCGATGAAAGCCGCAAGTCGGTATTTTGGGGAAACGGCTATGTCGTGCGCAGCATGACAGATGCTATTGTTGACGAGGAAAATGTTATCCCGTCGCTTGATGAGCTGCTTGCCCAAATCGCAGCGACCGAAGCGGCGGCAAAGGCTGCGAACACGGCGGCAACGAATGCAAACAACGCAACCAAGACCGCGAAAGAAGCGGCGAGCAGCGCAAATACGGCGGCGAAAAAAATCAATAATATGTCGGCATCCGCAAAAAGTGTTGATGCGGGAGCAGAGGCAACGGCCACAGTCACCATGGTTGACGGACACTACAATATCGCATTCGGCGTCCCGCGCGGGGCAACAGGACCGCGCGGGCCGAAGGGCGATCCCGGTAGCATCGACAACCTCGCGGAGAATGTGGCGCTTGAGATCGCCAAGTATAATTTTGGCCAGCCGTACAACCTGCTGGACAACAGCGATTTCGTCCACCCGGTTGCGCAGGCGGGCGTGAACGGGGCGCACGGCGCGACCGGGTATGCTGTGGATCGCTGGAATCGGACGAGCGGCGCGACGGTTTCACAGGCGGCGGACGGGCTGAAAATCGTGTCGGACAAAACGAGCTGGACGGCGGGCATTCAGCAGCGGATCGAGGCGAAACGGTTTTCCAACGTGATGACGTTTGCGGTGCGCGGCGTTTTCCCGGTGGCGTGCCGACTGTTTGTCTACATCGGCAGCGGCACGACGAATTTTGGCACGGCGTATTTTCAGGGCGACGCGGCGGAGCGCACGCTGGTGCTGAAGCTGACAAAGCCGGATGGCCTGACCGGGAACGAGGTGGTGAACGTGTACATTTCGCCGGACACAGGCAGCACCGGAACGGCGGCGGTCGTCCGTTGGGCGGCGCTCTACGAGGGCGAATACACGGCGGAAACCCTGCCGCCATATGTGCCGAAAGGATACGCGGCGGAACTGGCCGAGTGTCTGCGGTATTATCGGAAGATTAAGGGCGATACGCAGACGTTCGCCGGGTACGCCACGGGTGGCGTGGCTTACGCGTTTATTCCGCTGACTCAGGCGATGCGGATTTCACCGACCGTAACGGGCGGCGGGAAGTTTTACTACACGCTGGGCAGTGCACAGGGAACGACAACCGAGACGGCTACGGCGCATAACGCAAACGCAAACCGCGTCATCGTCAAGTGCGCGGTATCTGTAACGGGCATCTGCACGGGCGTGATTACGCCGCAAGGAGATATTGACATTTCTGCCGACCTGTAAAGGAGGGATGACATGGACACAGAGAGCTGCAAGGTACTGGTGCAGATCGACGACGCGGGGCGCGTGACGGCGATCAACAGCGACGCGTTTGTGAGCGGCGACGGCTGGACGGCTATTGATGAGGGCGAGGGCGACCGATACAGGCACGCGCAGAACAACTATCTGCTCAAGCCGCTCACGGATGAGCGCGGCGTGTACCGCTACAAGCTCGTGGACGGGCTGGTTGCGCAGCGGACACAGGCCGAGATGGACGCGGACTTTGACGCGCGGCCTGCGCCGCCGCTGACGACCGAAGAACGCGTAAACAACGTGGAGCAGCGCACGGACGCGCTGGAATCTGCAAACGACGATCTGATTTTAATGATGGCTGATTTGATTGGAGGATAAAAAAGATGAAAACTCTGAACGCTTTGAAGCTGCGCATTATGACCCGTGCGTTTAGAATCCGCATTGCCAACGGCGAGGATTTTGCCGATATCGCGGCGGATTATCCTGCACTGACAACCGACGACCTGGAAGCCATCCGCGAAGCGCTGAACATGGGCTGACGAGGGAGAGAACGTGATGCGTGATATCATTCTGGCGCTTGACCGTTTTGGCGATCAAGCGCTGCTGCTTGGCCGTGTCAGCGAAAATCGCGCGACGCGGATATTGATTGACCTGAAAAGCATATTGAGCCAGTATCCTGATGCTATTGCGTCGATCACGGTCAAGCCGCCTGGCCGGGTGGAGTATCCGGCGGTGGTGAAACAAGAGGGCGGTATCCTGACGTGGGAGATCACGCGCGCGGATATCGGCAATAAAGCCGGAAGCGGGCAAGCCCAAATCACAATCCGAGACGCGGATGGCACGGTCATCAAGACTGCGATTGCCTGTACGCGCATCAGCGAGTCTCTTGGCGACGCAACTGCCCCGGCGCCTGATCCGGTCGAAAAATGGATTGATAAAGCAACTGGCACGCTGGCCGACGTTGAGCGGGCGGGAAGCGCCGCGCAGGCGGTCGCGGACGAAGTACAGCGGCGGTTGGATAATGGCGACTTTGTAGGGCCGCAAGGCCCGCAGGGACCCAGGGGCGACACAGGCCCTATTGGCCCGCAAGGGCCGCAAGGCGATAAAGGGGATAAGGGCGAAACGGGCGCAAAAGGCGAACCGGGCAAGGATGCCGTCATCGACGCGACGCTGACCCAGGAGGGGGAGGCGGCGGACGCGGCCGCAACGGGAAAGCGGCTGGCAGAAATCGAGAAGGCTGTCGCTGAGAAGGCCGACAAAGCGCGTCAAAATATCCTGATCGGCAGCGAAACGGGCAATCCTGTATCTGTCTCTGACGCTTTTTCTGCGCCGCTGTGCGGGCTGACCGTGTACGGCAAGAGTACGCAGGATGGCACACCAGGCCTGGATAACCCGGTGCCGATCGTGAGCGCGGGAGACGGCGGGACAATCACGGTGACGATCGGTGATGGGGCGGATGAGCGGCAAACGATCACCCTGCAAACGCCCAACGGCCTGCCCGGCATCCCTGTCACCTCTGGCGGCAACTACACGGACGAAAACGGACAGCAGTGGATTTGCGACGAGATGGACTTGGAGAGAGGGGTGAGGGTGCAGAGGGTGAACGTTGTGGACTTGTCAACCTGTAAAATTACAGGTACCACTGAGCTTGCGGTAACAAAACGACTTTCGATTCTGTTGCCGATACGTGGTCGCGATCATGAAACAGAGGCCCTATGCAATAAATTGCAATTTATCGTTTCGTTTGACAAAGATGTCCAGCACTTTTATGTAGACAAAAGCAATGTGTTTATTTTTATTCCGATTGACGCCAAAAACCCGGAAGAAGGAGAATACATTTTATTCTACGCTCTCGCCACCCCCATTGAAACTCCGCTCACCCCCGCCGAACTCGCCGCCTACAAAGCCCTTACCGCTTACGCGCCGACGACCGTCTTGCAAGCCACGGATGGTGCGGGAATCCGGCTGGAGTATCAGAGGGATGTGAACATCGTGATCAAAAATCTTGAGGACGCGATTGCGTCTATGACTACAACCTAAAGGAGGATCTGAATGGCTATCAAAAGCAAAGCCCGGCACGACCTGACCCTGCGCTCCATCAAGCGCGAGATCGCCGCCGGGCGAGATGTGGCCTATTGGCTGGACAAGGCATATACCCATCTTGATAATGGGCTGCTCACCGATGCGGATATCGGAGAGATCGAGGCGCTGGCACAGACATACTACGACGCGCTGGACGCGGAAAGCACGAAGGAAGAGGCTGACGACGGCCTTTCAATCGTCTAAGGAGGCAAAACCATGATTATTCTCGGCATCATCATCGGCGGCGCGATCATCTTCGCGGCTGGCTGCCTGGTTGGCCGCTTCATCCGCGCGGGAGGTGCGTGGGACGAATGAAAAGCAAAAAAGAATATGAAATGCAAAGAAAACAGGCGCGGAAATGGGCCATCGAGTACATTACTGACTACCTGCACAGCTGGGGCATCGAACCGACGGAAGAAAACATCCGAAAGTATGCTTTAGCCCGCAGAAGGACGCTGAAACAGTTCCATCGGCTGCGAGGGCATTTGCTCGGATAAAAAACGGAAAGGAGGAAAAGTCAATGATTGAAACAAGCGAGGCCATCCGCATGGCGCGGGCGCTGATCGGGACGCCTTACAGCGAGCTGGACTGCATCAACCTCATCAAGAAAATCATCCGCACAGCGCCGGGCGGCGACAAAAACTACACGACGGCGGGCACGAACGACCTCTGGAACAGCGACAGCAAGAGCGCCAAATATCGGGATTTGACGTGGAAGCAGGAAGGTATTTCCGGCGCGAAGCCTGGTATGCTGGCGTTCATGGGCGTGGGCACGGGCGATGTGAGCCACACCGGGCTGGTGACGGAGCGGGGAACGGTGATCCATTCAAGCAAGAGCCGGGGATGTGTGGTGGAAACCGAGCTGACGGAAAAGCGCGGATGGAACGGGCTGGGAAAGCATCGGATGATTGCGGTGGACGACGGAGAAAAGGAGGATGAAAAAAACATGTCTGACCATGCCTTTGGCAACGCGACGGTCAACGTGACCAGCGGATATCTCAACATCCGTGAGGGCGCAAGCACGCGGTCAAAGATCATCGCCAAAGCCGAGAACGGGACGCGGGTGAACGTGATCCGCGAGGCAGGCGGCACGGGCTGGGTCTTCGGTGCGCTGGAAAGTGGCGAGGCCGGGTACATGTCCAGCGAGTATCTGGTTGAGGATGCGCCGGGAAGCGGAGAGCAGGACGAGACGGGCGGCGAAGCACTGGCCACGACGACCCTGCGCAGGAACGACGGCGTGTACATCACGCTGGCGGGAAAATGGACGATTGCGGAGGATTAACCGATGACCATACAAAAGCTGCTGGACGGCTTGCAAGCGGCTGTCACGACGCACAGCACACTGACCCTCGTGCTGATATACTTGATGCTGAATCTGATTGAGATCTCGCCGATCAAGGTACAGCCGCTCTCGTGGGTTTTCAAGGGTTTGCGCAAGGCGCTTGTTGGTGCGTTGGAAGAGCGCATGGGACGGATTGAGGCGAAAAACGACCTCGAATTTGCCAAAATCTCACGCGCTCGCATCCAGCGGTTTTCCGACGAGTGCTATAACAGCGTCAAGCACAGCAAAGAGCACTTTGAGCAAGTTTTTGATGATGTGAAGTCATATGAGACGTATTGCAAAGCACACCCAGAGTTTGAAAACCACAAGACGGTTGAGGCCGTCGAAATCATCAAAAACGCTTATCACAAGTGTTTGCAGGAGCGTAAATTTTTATGACGTTGCCCGGTAAAGACCGGGCAGAAAGGGAACAACATGAAAATTAACTGGCTGGTTCGTTTCAAAAACAAAACTTTCCTCGCGTCTTTCCTGGCGCTCATCATCGCCTTTGCCTACAACATGCTTTCCCTCTTCGGGGTAACGCCTTCCGTGCAGCAAGACGCGCTGTTGACTGCCGTCAATGCGATCCTGACGGTGCTGGGCATGATCGGCGTGATCGCCGATCCGACGACCAAGGGCATCAGCGACAGCGCGCAGGCGATGACTTACGACAAGCCCAAGGAGGGATAAAGGAGGCGGTTTTCTGTGCGCCTTGATTTTGACAGGCGCACGAAAGAGGAAATCGCCCGCCGCTGCGGCTTTGACGAGCATGTCCGGCTGGGGCAGGTCTTTGACCTGCTCTGGCGCGGTTACAGCATCGTGCAGATCAGCATGACACTGGGCATGTCGCCCGCAACTGTCAGCCGCAGCATTCGCGAGATTAAAAGACGGATGTCTGCATCTATATATACAGATGATAACACCCCTGCCTGATGGCAGGGGCTTTTTTAATGCAAAAAATAAATAAAAATAATTTGTAAATCACTTGACAAGTAAATTAAAATAATGTACAATACAGACATAAGGAACAAGGAAAACAAACTGATCGGAGGAAATCAAAATGAAGTACAACAAGCAGATTATCATGAAGCGCGCGTGGATCATGGTCAAGAGCTTTGGCCTGAGCCTGAGCGTTGCGCTCAAGGGCGCGTGGGCGCTGGCCAAGGCGCTGCTCGCCGCCGAGAAGGAAGGCAAGGAATCCGGCTGGAACTACAAGGTTGTTTGCAATGACTGGGTCAAGGGCAGCCATAATCGCACCTACGTTTCCGCGCGCATCTACACCAACGCTTGGAACCGTAAACGTGATCTTGAGATCGGCTACATCGACAACATGACCGGCGCGCTCGTCGCCGCGTAAAAAAGGAGGAAAAAAGCATGAACATTAAACAGCTGCGCGTCCTGCGCGGACTGAAACAAAAAGAGCTGGCGGATATGTTGGGTATATCCGCCCAGCAGCTCAACAACTATGAGGGGGGGAGTAGTAACCCCGGCAACAAGATTCTGCCCGCGCTGGCGGACGCGCTGGGCGTTTCGACGGCCTATCTTCGGGGTGACGCGCAGCGGTTGGCTGTCTATGACTGGCAGACTGGGCGCACGGAGGCGCTGCCCATCGTGGCCGAGACGGTGATCGACGATTACGGCATTTTTTACCTCGTCGAGCACCCGAAAATCGGAATGATGGCGGTGATCCAGTCCGAGGGTATGCAGTTTACCCTCGCGGACTGGACAGCAGATCAACCGCTGACCGTCGATGCAATCAGCGGGAAGCAATGGGTTGACAGCCACGGAGAAGATGTCATCATGTATAAGGGGTTACCGCGAATCCTTGTTGGCGGCGAGTTTGGCAGTAAGCGGGATCGGATCATCTAAATCCAAAAATATTGACCAACAAAAAGGAAAGGAAGAAAAAACATGAAAATCCCAATTTACAAATCTTACGGTGTGCTGGCGCACGAATACCAGCCGGTTTATACGTGGGCATGCCCGCGAAGTGAAATCTATGATGAGATTATCGTGGAGGTGCCGGACGTTGACGGCGAGAATTGCTACGGTCAACCGCTCGTCAATTTTGGCGACGGGGTTGTTTATCCGCTCCCGATGGTGCTTGGCAACTGGGGCGACGAGCCGGCGCTTATCTGGTATGACGGTGCGGTTCAGCGCCACAAAATTTTGAAAGCATATACCAAGCTATAAGACATCCCCGGCCAGAAAGCCGGGGCTTTTTTAATACAAAAATCAATAAAAATAATTTATAAAATACTTGACAAGTAAATCAAAAAGATGTATAATGTAGTCACAAGAAACAAGAAAACAACCTGACAGGAGGAAGAAACCATGAAAGAAAAGTACAAACAGCAGCTTTCCACCGCCGCGCTCGAAATCCTTGAACACTCCCGCCTGAGCTTTTGCCTTATGGATGGCGGCAAGATGGCCGTGTCGCCGCGTGACAAGGCCATAAAGATGGTCAAGGCACATCCCGCTGAGGTGCAGGAAATCAAAGCCGCGCTGCTGGCCGAGCAGACCGAAGAGCGCGAAACCGCCGAGCGTCGCCGGAATTTCCGCGCCGCGATCCCAGGTCTCAAGGAACTCGAAGCGGCGAAGGAAGAACAAGCAGCCTACCACGAAGCGTTTTCGCGAGCTGTGGATAGCGGCAGCGGCATCTATCCCGCCAAGCCCAAGAGCGACCCGGCAGAACTGAGCGAGAGATACCCGATGGCGGCCGCGATGCTCCACGCGGAAAGCTACTCCCGCGCCGCCAACTACCGCAAAGCCAGCGCAGGCAGAAAAGCCGTCGAGCGCATCCTTGACGGCGACGACTGGGAAAAGGCCATCAGCGATATGGAGGCCGAGTGGAAGGAGGCGGTGAGCGAGCACATGTGGGACTGATAAAAACCTGATACAAATCTGACGTGCATCTGATAGGTGCACGTTCTTTTTTTATGCAAAAATGAGGGCAGAAGCAGGTGAGAGCGTGTTTGTTCCATTTAATCCGAACCCTTTTCATTCTCGTGTCGGCGACTGCGCGATTAGAGCCGTAAGCAAGGCCACAGGGCAAACATGGGAAAGCGTATTCGTCGCGCTTTGCCTTGACGGTTTCTGCGTTGGAGACATGCCAAACGCAAATCACGTCTGGGGCGCGTATCTTCGGCGCAAAGGCTTCAAGCGTCACAGCATCCCGGAGACGTGCCCGGACTGCTACACGGTTTCGGATTTCTGCCGAGACTTTCCGCGCGGCGTTTATGTTTTGGCGACAAATGGACACGTTCTCGCGGTCGTGAACGGTGATTGGTATGACACATGGGACAGCGGCGGCGAAACGCCCCTTTACTACTGGGAGGGATGATCTATGGCCTATCCGATGCAAGGCTGGCAGCAGCCATACGGCGGTTATTACCCGCCAATGCAAGATCAACTCGCACAGCTCAGATCACAGCCGTATATGCCGCAGCAGCCAGCGCAGCAAGCGCCAGCTCAAAATAGCGGCGGAATCATCTGGGTGCAGGGTGAAGCGGCGGCGAAAAGCTACCCTGTCAGCCCCGGAAGCGGCGTGCTGCTGATGGACAGCGAATCTTTGACGTTTTACCTCAAATCCGCGGACGCAAGCGGTATGCCGTCAATGCGAATCTTTGACTACACCGAGAGGACAGTGCCGAGACAGGCCGAGCCTCCCGCGCAATCAGCCGAGTATGTGACCCGCGACGACTTCAACGCACTCGTGGCGCGTGTCGATGCGATGGCAAAAAAGCCAAACAGGAAAAAGGAGGATATAGCCGATGAGCAACCCGCTGTTTAATGCAATGCAGGGCATGTCTGGGAATCTTCCTGGACAGATGGGACAGTTTCAGCAGATGGCGCAGGAGTTCAAGCGGTTCAAGGCCGGATTTAACGGCGATCCTCAGCAAGAGGTTCAGCGCCTACTCAACAGCGGCAAGATGACGCAGCAGCAGTTTAACCAGCTCTACGGCATCGCCCGCCAATTCCAAAGCCTTTTTGAAGGTCTTTAACGGCTAAATCCGTGCGCACGGTTAGCGATAAAAACGAAAGGACGTGTGAAAATGTCTTTGACAACCTCTGAAATGACCCCTGCCGATATCGCGGCGGTAACGGGCGGAAATCGCAACAACGGCGGCATGTTTGGAGACGGGAACGGCGCATGGTGTATCATCGTTCTGTTCCTCTTCATGTTCTGTGGCTGGGGCGGCATGGGCTGGGGCGGCGGCTTCGGCAACAACGGCTCTAATTCGCCGGGCTTCCAGGGCTACGCGACCCGCGCGGACATCAACGAAGGCTTTGCCATCAACGGCATTGACAACGGCATCCGCTCCATCCAGAACGGGCTTTGTGACAGCACCTACGCCATCACCAACGCCGTCAATAGCGGTTTCAGCGCGGCGGAGCTTTCCCGCGCGAACCAGCAGGCGGCGCTCATGCAGCAGCTCTTCGCAATGCAGATGCAGCAGGCTAACTGCTGCTGCGAGACGCGCGAAGCGATTCAGGGCGTGAATTACAACCTCGCTACTCAGGCTTGCGACACGCGAAACCAGATGCAGCAGGGATTCTGCGCCATCCAGAACACGCTCAACAACAACACCCGCGACGTGATCGACAACCAGAACGCCAACAGCCGCGCGATTCTTGACTTCCTGACGCAGGACAAGATTGCCACGCTTACGGCGGAAAACACTGATCTTCGCCGCGCTGCGTCGCAGGATCGTCAGTCCGCGCTGCTCACCAGCGAGATGGCGACGCAAACCACGCAGATCATCAACGCGCTGCGTCAGCCCGTCGCCGTCCCTGCATATCAGGTGCCCAACCCCTATACGGGCGTATACGGCTACGGCTGCGCTGCTAACGCCGGTTGTGGCTGCTAAAATCGCATAAGAGATGCAACTGTTCGGCGTGACCGAGCTGTTCAGCCCTGAGCTGATTCTGCAACGATGGCGGGGCGAATGTGTCCCGCCGTTTCTTATGAAAGGAGATAATCTATGGCTGAGTATACCAACGCCAGCACGGCACTTGTCGCGGCTGGCCAGAATCTACCGCTGACCGAAACGCCGATTTGCGGCTCTCCGTGCATCGTCCATCGAGAGGGCGCGGGAATCGTAACGCTACGCGGCCTGACGAACCAGTGCCGAGCACGGTACTTTGTGGACTTCACCGGGAACATCGCCATTCCGGCAGGCGGTACGGTTGGAGCGATCTCTGTTGCGCTGACGATAAACGGCGAGCCGCTGAATAGTGCCGTCGCTATCGTCACCCCTGCGGCGGTCGAAAACTTCTTCAACGTTTCCGCTTCTGCGTTTGTTGACGTGCCGCGTGGATGCTGCGTAACCGTTGCGCTGAAAAACATCAGTGCGCAAGCGATTGACGTTGCCAACGCAAACCTGATCGTCGCGCGGCAAGCGTGAGAAAGGAGAAAAATATGAGCATGAAAGCGATGCGCGACTTGCGCGATATGCTTTGCGATGAGCTGGACAAAATCGCCGCCAAGCGTGATATGAACCCCGGCGACCTCGAAACCGTTCACAAACTGACCGACACCATCAAGAATATTGACAAAATCGAAATTCTTGAGGACGAAGGCTACAGCAACAGCGCGGAGTGGCGCGCTGACGTGCGCGGAAGCTACGGGCGCAACGACCGACGCGGCGAACATTACGTGCGCGGACATTACAGCCGCGACGATGGGCGCGAAAGCATGATGCGCAAAATGGAAGAGATCATGCGAGATGCGACCGGAGAACAGCGCGAAATCATCCGCCATGCGATGGACGAGCTGCGCAACGCCTGACGGGCGGTGAGCGGCATTGATCGACCTGAAAGAGATCGACGAAACCATCACCAAAATCAAGCGCGAAGGGACGAGCGTGAAAGACGCTGAACGTCTGGCGGTGCTGTACGGCCTCCGGGCGCACATGGCGAGCGAATCCGTGCAGGATGTAAGGGAAGCGCCCGTTTCGGCGTACTCGATGGCGGCAGAGCCGGAAAGCGAGTTCCGCGCTGCGTGTGCAGGCCTGTCAGCTGCTGAGCTTGTCGATGCGCTGGAAGACACGATTCAGGGCTTGCAGATCGTCGCGCCGAAAGCATACGCGGCGGCCATCCGAAAGCTGAAAACGCGCAAAGCATAAAAAAGAGGTCGGGGGCAAACCCTCGGCCTCTTTGCGTGTGAATTATCGTGTGAAATGATTTTGAAAATGATTGCACTCGTCAGGGAAAGACGTACACGAAACAAGTATATTTTTACACGCGAAAAACCAGAGTACAAAAGAAAAAATCCAGAAACCTTTGTGGCTTCTGGATTTCACACGTGGTGCCGGTGGCGGGGGTCGAACCCGACGAACCAACATAAAAAATCAAAGAATACAAAGATTTTTGACTTGACGTGTGAATTTTCGTGTGAAATGAGGCTCGAAAACGGCTATTTTTTTGCCGAGACAGACCCGTACAAGGCGGCTGTTCCAGCCGCCATTTTGGCGTTGATTTCGTCCTGCCGTTCGCGGAAAAGCTCGACGTACACCTGATGGGAGAAAGCGGATGTGGAATGACCCATGACGCGGGCAAGTTCTTCCTCGGATGCGCCGGAGTATGCGACGGACGTTGCGAAGAAGTGGCGCAAATCGTAAAAGCGCATGGTTTCCGGCAGTCCCAGGTCTTTGCGCGTGATATCCCATCGGTAAATAACGCGGCTGGGCTTCATCTTGAAAACTTGCTCGTCGTCTTTCCCTCGCGGCTTTGCGTCGTACAAATTATCAAAGAAAGACCAGTCAACGCGCAGGACGCGCTCTCCCGCGTCGCTTTTCGTCCCTTTGGGCTGGAACCCCTTTTCGCCGCGAACGATCGCCTTGTCAATGTTGATTGTGCCGATCCTGTACGTCCTGCCGCTCGAATCCAGCGCGTCAATGGGAGACACGGACAAATCCCCCCACGTCAGAGCATACGCCTCAGAGGGGCGCAAGCCCGCGCTGATGATGAAGCAGCAGTAGAGGTAAAAATCCGTCTCCCAGCGTTCCGCGACGTAGCGGAGAACGTCGCCAGCCCACTTTTCGGAAAAGAGCTGCTTCTTTTTCCGCTTGAGCTTTGCGAGGACGATTCCATTAAGCTGTAGATCAGGGACGTTCTTTTCCAAAATCGTTTTGAGGAAGAAATAGTCATTTCTGACCGTCTTCGGCGTGTGTGCCCGCGCCCGGTCGTCAAGTGCCTTTTGCACATCGCGGGGCGTGATTTGATCGAGCTTCACATTGACCAGCGACGGGAAGCTGTTTTTGCGGATGGTGACATATCCCCTCAGCGTGGACGGCGAATAGCCTTGCACGCGGCAAGTATCTATAAACTCGTCCATTGCCTGACCGAGCGTCAGCGTTTGCTTCTTCTTCCGCTTGCGATCGGCAGCAGCGACGGCGGCGAGACGTTCAGATTCGCGGGCGGTCGATGCGGTAAAGGATTCGACGATTGGCTTTCCGGCGGCATCCTTGCCGAGATAAACCTGTGTTCGCCAGTTCCCGGACGGTAGCTTTTTTGCTTTTGCCATAAAAAATCCCCCTTTTGATAATTATTTGATAGTATATTCTGCGAATGGCTGAATATACTAAAAAGCAGAAAGGCGGTGATAGGATGAGCGACACATCCAAGCTATTTGTATGCAGGACAGAAACAAAGCTCGACCGGCTGGAAAATGAAGTAGAGGAAAACACGATTGTACTTGCGATTGTCGAAAATTTGCGCGATTGTCTGAAAGGTCTTCCCGAAAACTTGACGCAGGAGCAGAAGAAAATCGCTTTTGAACGGGCAGTTGATCTGTTCCGCATCGAAAACTGCTTCAAGCTGTTGACTTCCGCTGATTATGGAATTTGTTGCTGTCGAGCTTAAACCAAAAGACGCGCCCATCAGGACGCGCCTTTTTTTGTCGCTCAGCGCGACCTGATGTTTTGCCGACGTCGACAAAACATCGCTTGTTTTCATTTCAAGCGATTAGAAACCAAGCCCCTTGTAGGTGGAGAAATCCAACGTGCCGGACGTTGAGACGATATCCCCATCTTCGAGGGAGAGTTTGCCGATTACCGGGTCTGTGCTTGTCAGATGATATGCGGATTCAAAGCCGTTTACATAAAGCGTCACCATGGCGCTTTTTACGCTGTTTGTGATCGTGTAATCTCCGGCGGGGATATCACTTCCAACGGTGTATTCGCCAGCGGGGACGGATACGCACTTAAATTCTTCACGGCTTACAGCTTCTTCGAGAATTTGGCTCTGCAAATCGACAAGCTCATCAAAGGACATACTCTTCAGATCAACTTCGGCCATTGCAACTCCGGCAGATAGCATCATGCCCGCCAATACGATAGCAAGTTTCTTTTTCACGACTGAATCCCTCCATTTTCTTTATTCAGAATCTTTCCGATTCTAACGTAACCGATAAAGCCCAAAATGATTTCCGGGATGCAAAGTTCCGCGTACATGGTAAACATCACGGCGGCGACGCAAAACATGATTGCGGCAGTCAGCGCCATTCCGCGCTTATTATTAAAGAAGGCAATCCATGCAAAAATTGAACCCAACACGCACATCAGCATGTGGGGAGTTACCATCATCGTGGCGATAGAGCCGCCAATCGAACCAGCCGCAGTATCTGCAAAATACGCCAACAGATAAATCGAGTACAGCGTTCCAAGCGCGGCGCAAAGGAACTCAGTTTTTGACCTTCTCATTGTTTTAGCTCTTCCTTTATTCTTTTTTTGTGCATTTGTGCATAAAATCAATCATAACGACTGTGGAGGTGCGTCATGATTATTGTCATCATCTATCCGAAGCCGACAAAACGAATTTTCGTCATGCCGCCGCCGGAGAGGGTAAGCAACAAGCCGAGTTGAAAAACTGCGTCAGCACGTTTGCGCGTGACTAAAGAACGAGGTGATCTAAATGGAAACGAAAAAAGGAAGGAACGCACAAAAGCTGACAACAGAAGAAAAGTATATCATTGCAATGTATCGCGATCTTAGTCCAGTGCGACGGTGGATTTTCCGTGTTTACCAGAGAGCGCTCGTAAAAAGGATTTCGTTGCATCCTGACCATCTTGAGAAACAGCCCTATACATCGAGATAATTTCAATTTCATCATCAGAGAACCCGCCTGAAAAATGGCCGGGTTCTTTTTGATCGTCAAGAATATACGAAATCGGAACGTCACATGCGGCAGATATTTTTTGAGCTGCAATTCGGTTTATCGGCTTTCCGCTCTCATATCGTGCAATAGACGATCTGGACAACCCACAAAGCTCGGCAAATTCTTCTTGCCCCATTTTTTTCACCCTTCGTAAATTCAGAATCCGTTCTGATGTATTCGTCATTGTATCACCCCCTTTAGCTCTAGTATATCACAACTGACACAAAATAAAAATATCAGAACTGATACAAAAACACTTGACAGCGTATCAGTAATGATGTAAAATAGCATCGTATCAGAACTGAATCAACAAAAACAGATTCGGTATCAATTTTGAGATGAAAGGAGGATTTGGCGCGTGTCAAAAGTCAAGCAGTTGCGTAAGCAAAAGAATCTTACGCAAGCGCAGCTTGCAAAGCGTAGCGGAACGTCGCTCATAACCGTTGGACGGCTTGAACGCGGCGAGTGCTTCCCTCGGTTGGAGAATGCTTCGAAAATTGCAAACGTGCTCGGCGTATCCATTGAAGATATCGTCGAAGCGCCTGAAAAAGAAGACAAGGAGGTTTGACCATGAAAAAGCGCCAGCGGAATTGGGACGCGGAAGACGATCTCTTCCGGCGACAGGTTGGTCAGCTCTGCGGAGTGTCCGGCATGAGCAAAGCCGAGCTGGCGCTGAACCTTGGAATCTCAACAAAGACGCTGTACAACCGGATCAACCACCCGGAGACGCTGACAAAGCTGGAGGAGCGCAGGTTGTACGAGCTGATGCAGGCCGAAGGGCTTGAGTATCAAGCGGGTTTCGACGGCGTGGCGTTGCCACGCTTGAGGATCGCAAGGTAAAAAAAGAGCCGCCCGTGCAGCAACACGAGCGGAAGCTAATGGAAAATTTTAACCATGTCTATTATAGCACAGAAAGGATGAAATGTCAACCATGAAAGCCTACAAAGGGTTTAACAAGGACATGACATGCACTCCGAAAGGCGGAAAGCCGTTCCAGTACAAGGAGGGCGAGACCTATGAGGAGCCGGAAGCATATCTCTGCAAGAGAGGTTTCCACGCGTGCCTTGACCCGCTGGACTGCCTGAACTACTACGACATCTGCAATGGCGTATACCACGAGGTCGAGCTTGACGACGTGTTCGAAGAACATCATCCGGAAGACACGAAGGTTTGCGGCAGGAAGATCAAGATCGGCGCGAAGCTGAGCATCAAAGATATCGTAAAATCGTCTGTCGATTTTACGATGGAACGCGTCAAAAAAGAGGGCGGCACAAATTCGGGTGACAACGCCAAGCTCGCCAGCAGCGGTGACTACGCCAAGCTCGCCAGCAGCGGAAACAACAATGTTGTAATGTCGGCGGGCATTGACGGAAAAGTTAAAGCCGCAATTGGAAACTGGATCGCGATTGCCGAATGGCAAATTCGCGGTGGGCATTTCGTCCCTGTCGGCATCGTATCGGCACAGGTGGACGGCGAAAAAGTCAAAGCGGACACTTGGTACAAGTGCGAAAACGGACAGCTCATGGAGGCGGAGGAGGAGTAATTTATGCTTAAAGCACAGTTTATCGTATTTTTCGCCCGGCTGCTTGAAGGGCTGGGCATGGTGCTTGCGTATGCGCTGGCGGTTGGCGTGGTCGGTGCGGCGCTGCTGCTGGTGTGCTGCATCCTCGCGGAAATGGACAAGGACAAGGAGGGAAAGAAGAATGTGTGATATCTGCCACAGCTTCCCGTGTTTGAGCGGTTGCCCGAACGCCGAACCCGACGTCCCTGTATGTCAGTGCAGCAGATGCAAGGCGGCGATCTATGAGGGCGATAAAATCGCAGAGATCGGCAGCAAGATTTTGTGTGAGGATTGCGCCGACAGCATCAGCACGACAGAGTGGCTTGAGCTGCTCGACACAGGATGGACGTTTGCGGAGGCGATTTGAGTGAAAGAAATCTACACCGTGTACAAGGACACACGCAACATGAGCCGCGCAGAATGGCTC